AACATGAGTATACTGACGAAGCAAAATCTGGAAAAATGGTGAAATATCGTACTTTGGAAGAAACTTTCTTTTTGAAGCGCGGTTTTCGTTTTTGTCCGGAATTGCAACGTACAGTGGCTCCATTGAAGATTGAAGTCATTTATGAGATGCTTAATTGGACTAGAAATACAATAGATCCTAATATAATTTTAATGTCTAATATAGAAACTGCTTTTCGTGAAATTGTTTATCATGGGCGTGAGGAATATGATAAACTTAAATGTGGTATCACGAAAATACAGGATGATTTACCATCTATACCACAAATTCTCACATATGAAGCTTATCTGCATGATGTTAAATATCTTGCTGATGACCTTTATGATTGGTAAACTAAAATGTGATCTTGCTTTCTTATACAAAATTTAGAGGTTAATTAAGAAGAAAGTAGTGCTATTTTAGTATTTAGGTTAGTTATTTAACTTTACGTCCCAGGATGCCTAGTGGCAGCCCCACAATATCCAGGGAACCCTCTATGCGACGATGTTGATTAGGTAGTCGATTCGTCAAAGAAATTTACCTGCTAACTTTCAAAATTCAAATGTTCAAAATGAGGATCGTGAGCTTACTTCCGAGCAGAGGGAGATTGTTCATTTTACTAGTGAAGGAGTCATTCCTTCTACTAGTGCGGTCCCTGATATCGTCAGTCTTTCTAGTGACTACTTGTCTATGACAACAAGAGAGGATCGTATTCATACGATTACCGACTTTTTGCAAAGACCTATTGTAGTACAGACTGGACTTTGGTCTGCGTCAGATGCAACTGAAACACAGTTGTATACTGCAAATTTTCCAGAAGTTCTTATTGCGAATGCAATGTACCAAGAGAAATTGCGAGGTTTTGTTGGATTAAGGGCAACTCTTGTTGTCAAGGTTCAAGTTAATTCTCAGCCATTTCAACAGGGACGTCTAATGTTGCAATATTACCCCTATGCGCAATATATGCCTAATCGTGTAGCACTTGTTAATTCCACTCTTCAAGGAAGATCAGGCTGTCCTCGTACAGATCTTGATCTTAGTGTTGGAACTGAAATAGAAATGCGTATTCCTTATGTGTCTCCTCATGTGTATTATAACTTAATTACTGGTCAGGGATCTTTTGGTGCTATATATTTAGTTGTGTATAGTCAATTGAGAGATCAAGTCTCTGGCACGGGTTCTGTTGAGTATACTGTGTGGGCACATTTGGAAGATGTTGATGTTCAGTATCCCACTGGAGCTAATATATTCACTGGTAGTGCGCCTAATTTTGTTAGTGAATCCCAGAAGCTTGCTTCAGGAACATTCACACAAAAAGATGCGTATAACCTGTATTCAAAATCTCTTTTTGAAAAGAAACCGGATAAAATTTTTGCACAGGTTGCTTCTGAATTGAAACAACTTAAAGACAATGCTTCACCTTCTGTGGGCATTGGACAAATTTCTGAGGGTTTGTCAACTTTGTCCAGAATACCCGTTCTGGGCAACATGTTTACAAAACCAGCATGGATTTCTTCCGCTGCTGCAAATATTTTTAAAATTTTAGGTTTTTCTAAACCCACTATTCAGGGTTTGCCTTGTGAATCTCGACTTCGCAGTCAGGTTCGCATGGCAAATTTTGATGGAGCTGATTCTTCACATAAACTTGCTTTGTCTTCTACTAATGAAATAGAAACTAAGGCGGGATTGTCTGGCACTTCAGCTGATGAGATGGATTTGTCTCATGTTTTATCAATCCCAAATTTTTGGGATAGATTTACATGGGCTACAACTGCTCTTACTGGTGCTGTTTTGTGGGATAATTTCGTGACTCCTGTAAAGATTAAGAATTATTCCTCGACCATAACTGATCGTTTTCGATGTACCCATATGGGTTATGTTGCAAATACTCATGGTTATTGGCGAGGTAGTATAGTTTATACTTTTAAGTTTGTTAAGACAATATTCCATTCTGGAAGATTGCGTATTAGTTTTATTCCTTTTTATTATAATACAACAATTTCTATGGGTGCACCGGATGTTTCAAAAACTCAAAAGGTTATTGTGGATCTTAGAACTTCGACAGAGGTTTCATTTACAGTACCTTATATTTCTTCTAGACCTTGGATGTATTCAATTAGACCTGAATCCGCCTGGTTAGGAACAAATA